TTGATATTTATAAAACCAAAAAAAGGGGTCATAAAGACCCCCTTTTTCTTCTATAAAAGTAAAATTACATAATGTTTGCAACTTTAACTCTACGATAATATATATTTTGATCGCCAGCAGCAACTGCACCAGATACATCTAATGCACCAACACCGTTAGTAGTTGCGAAAGGATTTTGAACCATTCCGTATCTAGTTTTGAAACCAATTTTTGGTTGGAAACTATCTTGACCAACTGCTCTTACCATTTGTAAAGGTACATATGGGCAATAAAACAATCCTGAATCGTAAGGTGAAGTACCTTTGTATCCAGCAACGTAGAATTGACTTGCAGCAATATTCGCAGAATATGGATCAACATACACTTTGAATTTTCCGTTAAGTACACCGGCAAAAGTATTACCAGTATCATCAACATTCAAGTTAGAGTTAAGCGCAGGAGCGTAATCTAATACACCAGCCATTTGAAGAGCAGAAGCTACATCAGCAGAACAGATAATTAGGTTACCTTTACCTCTACGAGTTAATTGACCAATAGCATTGGCATCTCTCTCTAATTGGTAAAGAAGTCCTTTGAATTTCTCTACTGACCAACGACCATTTGAGTCTGTGTCAAGGTCAAAAGTTCCAGCATTAGTTGTATTTACTTGAGCACCCGCTTTAGCGTGTGAGTAAATAGTTCTTACTACTTCACGGTTAATCTCAGCAAGAATCTCACTTGATAAGATGTTCGCAAGTTCTGTTTCAGCATCTAAACCATGAATTGCTTTTAAATCTTGAGCAAGTTCCATAGTATATTCTGCTTTAAGAGCTCTTGAACGAGCAGTAACGGTTGTTTTCTCGATAGAGAAAGCCATTTCAGCAAAAGCGTTAGTAGAAGCATCTCCGAGAGCCTCTGCCGCAGCAGTAGTTAAACCAGAAGCAGTAGTGAAAGCAGTAGGGGAAGCATCATTCAAGATTGAAGGATTTGTTCCCGCTTGAGCATCACCAGAAGCGCCAGCATTGTTTGTAGTAGCGTTATCGCCAGAAAACTCAGTATTAGCTTCGTCAAATAATGCTTCAGCACCGTCTTGAGTACCAAATCGTGATTTCATTGCGAAGATTAGTCCAGTTGGACCAGTCATCGGCTGAACGCCACAAATGTCGTAAGCAATAAGGTTTGGCATAGCTCTTCTAACTAATGATATTAAAACTGGATCCCAGTTATCAACACCACCACCAGCAACAGAGTTGCTTGGTGCAGCCTCTGACATAAAGCCACGGTCTTCTCTAACTGCTTTTTCTTGGTTCTCAAGAATAACAGTTGTAACAGCTCTCTTATAAGAATCATTGATTTTTGGTAAATCAGGATGCTCTAGGACTGGCTGCCACTTTTCTTGTAAATTTTCAGTAAGATACATTTTATCTCTCCTATTAATTGTTAATTAGTGTCACCCTTAAAGCTTTACTTGATTTAAAGTTTTAAGGTCTTTTGAAATAGCGGCCGTGTATGCAGCCATAGCATCGGATGTACCAGCGTCAGCAGGTATATTCGCCGCCACAGAATCAACTTCATCCGTAGATGTTGCTTCTTCTATTTTAGTTTTAGGGAAGTAAGATTCTTTAACAGTTTCTAATTTTTCCTTAAATTTTGAAGCACTTTCAAACTCAACATTTTCAGCCATTTTCACAAACTTCTCTTTTTCTGTATCTGCTAAATCAACAATTACATCAGCGATTAGACTTGTTCTTGTAGATTCAGAAACTTCTTTACTTAGATTTACATTCTTTTCAATCTGTTCATTTAGTTTGCTTTCTAAATCTTTAACTTGGTTTGTTAAGTCGTCAAGTACGTTGTACTTTTCTTCAGGAACTTCAATATAGTGTTCCTTGAAAAGACCTTTAAGGCCAGTAATGAAGTCCTCAGCAATTTCGGTACGAATACCTCTCTCAACTGCTAATTCGTTTTCTTTCATCCATTCTTCAACAACATAGTTAAGGTAAGAATCTACTTTTTCTACCATAGCTACTTTTACTGTTTCAGATTCAGCTGAAAGTTTTTCTTCATACTTCGCTTCAAGAATCTTTGTCTGTTCTTTTATTCTTGTTCTAACAGCAGTTTCAAATATAGTCGCAGCCTTTTCTTTAAATTCTTCAGAAAGGTCAGCGTCACTTGAAACTAATGCTTTAACATCATCAGTTAGGTCAATTTCCATTTCAGATTCTTCATTAGTTTCAGCAACAGTTTCTACACCGTCTTTTACTTCTAATTCTTCTTCTTTCATGCCGGATGGTTTTAGATCATTTGGTAATGAACCGTCTTTTGCATCCTTTGTAACCTGATCCGATACTTTCTTAACCTTTTTCGCTGCGGTTTGGCCATCAGAATCAGTAGGTTTAACTACTGCTGGTCCCAAATCTTCAGCGTCATTTTTAAGGTGAGTAGGTTCAGCTGGAGCAGCATTCTTGTTAACAAGATTATTTTGCTCTTCTATACCTTCTTCTTTCTTAATTTCGGTTTCAGACATTCGGTCTCCTTGTAAATTAATTAATTTTCAGTTACTATTATTTATAACAATTGCCATTTCAAACCCTTCGCAAACCATAAAATCTGCGTAGGTTTTGTTACAGTTTTCTTATAAAGTCTTTGAAGATATTAGATTTAACTTCTGCTAATTCTGAGCGTCTAGTTCTTTCTATTTCTTCCTTATATCGTTCAACTTCTATACTTTTCAGTACACCATTATCCCATACCCACTCTTTGCCTTCCATGATACCTTCTACGAAAGCATCAGGCGCTGATGGGTCTGCAACAATGTCAGCTGCTGTAGCAAGATAGAAGTCTTTTCCAACACGTCCGTTAGAAATTGAACCCATACCTCTTGAAGATACACCTAGTTGAGCGCCTTCGTCAATTAAATTTTTAACGATTTTGCCGTAAGGGGTATCCATTACTTTTGCCTCACCAATAAAGTTTTTACCTTCACCTTTAAGACTAGTTATCATGTGAGAAACTCTTTCAAGGTTAACTGTTGGTCCGTCAGGATGTCCTAGTTCTCCGAAAGCACGTTTCTTGTTTATAAATGCTTCTGTATATCTTTTAACTTCTTTAGCAAGAGTATCAACTGGATAGACACGACCATTACGATTTTTAATATCCGCTTGCATAAAGACACCTCTTATCTTATATGACTTGCCACCATTAGTAGTTGCTTCCGTCAATACTTCGATATCTTCGATTGTTTCTGTTATTAGTTTCATCTCTATACCTTCTCTTGTTTATTATAGACTTTATCTACAATTCCTTTTTTTAATTCTTCTCTTTTAATTCCGTACTTCTCAGCAAATGCTTCTTTAAACTTTTCAGCTAAAGTTGCCTTTGATTTTGTTCCTACTATTCTTTCGAGTATCTCTTTAGAATAGTCTTTGTTCTTTTTTGTCATTATCTCACTTCTAATATTATTGTATAATTATCACCCGAAACAAAACCTTTTGTTGAGAGTAATACATCACCTGCAGGACTTGTATTTGCTGTTAGTGTTGCGTTATTAGGAATACTATTACCTGCTGTAAAGTAATCGTGATAACCTGTACCAGAGAAAAAACCTATTGTTGCATTAGCAGAACTTGTTCCACTACCTGCCCACAATATTTCTACACCTGATTTACCATTTGTAGTATTAATTGACCACCAAATTTTTGCAACTTTTTTTGTTGCATCCTCGGTCATAAATGTCAATGCACTAGAATCCATTTTTGTTACAAGTGTTTCACCTGAACCATCGCTTATATTAGTAAACTTAATAACAGTTTTTGTTCCTGTCGTATCTACTAAAGTTTGACTTGTTACAACATCAGCCATTAATTATTTCTCCTAAATTCTGTTACCAACAAATAACTCTTTACATCCGAGTCCGTTGTTAATAACAATTGTTTATTGTTACCATACTTTAACTGGTCGGGTCGTAATCCATACTTACCCTTACCAGTAAAAGTTAAATTACTTGTTACGACATTTTCAGAGGTTCCAACTGCACTAATTGTTAGTGTTCCTGTTCCCTCTATCAAATAGTAACACTCAATTAAACTTACCAACGATTGATTTGTCGCTTGATAAAGTTTACTGGCGTCAACCAATACCTGGTTAGTTTCACTTCCAATACCTGTTGATTGAACATTGTATTTAGAAATGATATCAACAACCGGTACATTTGTAATAGACATAAGTCTTATGCGACCCAAGCGCCATTTTTTTTAAATTCTAAAATAACAAACCCAGATGTTGTTGCTGTTTGTGCAGTTATATCTGATGATGTTACAGTTGTGTTTACAGCGGTACCTAAAATTGTTCCAGCAGAACCATCATAATGTCCTGTTCCAGAAAGATGTAATGCAACTACATCAGTTCCAGTTGATTTAAATTCAATAATACAATCGTTACTATTATCAGTATCATAATTGCCTATTGAAAATGACCACCACGCTCTTATTAGGTCTAACTTACAACCGTTTACAAATCCTTTTAAACCACCACCATCTAAAATAAGATTAGTAGCAGTATCACCACTAAAAGTTGCCTTAACTGTTACATAACCGCCACTAGCAGATCCTGTAACTATTGCTGTATCTCTCATTGTTGTTGTTACGAATGACATTGTTTCTCCTTTAATTTATTAGTTCGTTGTCAAAATAATTCTCAATGTCATTACTTTTGACACCGTGTTTTTTTGCAGCCGTTTCAATAATACCCTCAATCTTATTTACTAAAGGATCAGGTGTATTATCAATTGTAGCATAGATATTATCTATAGCACCTTTCATTGTAGGAGATAATTTTTTATATTCATCTCCCCTTTCAGGTCCACTATACCTGCGTTCATTAAGTTGTTTTTTAAACTTCTTAAACGGTAGGTTGTTCATCTTCTTCATCTTGGTCAATTTCAACAGGCTCAGAAGTTTCTTCTCCGCCTACTGATCCTTCAGGTGCAAGTCCAACTTTATGTAATCCTGCGCCGTCTTTTATTGCCTCTTGTTCTTGACTTGAATTTAACCAATCATTAGCAACAGTTTGCCTTTTAGCATCTAATGCTACACCAATTTTATCAGTTAAAGCATCTTTGAAAGCATCTTGAGCAGCAACGTTATCGCCATCTGCCAAAGAATCAACCATTGTTTTTACATTTTCATTTGTCATAATTATTCATCTCCTATATTTATATCAGGGTTCTCATTGTCTGGTTCCATATCCTCGCCTTGTGGAGCAGCAATAATTCCTGTTTTAATTTCATTAGCAATCTGATTATCAATTTCAATAATATCTTCGTCTGATTGTTGCAAGATATTCTTTCTTACAAACTCAACAGAATAGTATTTACCAACATACGGAGTAATTTCATTTGCAAGACCTATTCTTTCTTTTAATATTTCTGCATTTTTTAACTCAGCAAAGTACCCATCTTTTAAGTATGTGTACTGTATATGTTCCTTAATGTTTATCCAATCTTCAATTGTAATAATACCTTTTAAAACTAACTGTGTTTTAAGTATATCATTAAAGACTTGAGTAAATCTTTTTCTTAATCGTTGAACAAATTTAGTAAATTTTAACTCATCTCTTGTAATCTCTGCAGCTCTACCCATATTGAAACCACCTTCAGATTCCATTCTCGAAACAGGTACATTTAAAGATTGATATAATTTCTTTTGAAAATAAACAACATCTGTAATTTCACCAAGATTTGAGCCACCCGGAAGTGTAGAAACTTCAGTACCTTTTGCACCCTCTCTACGAGGTAACCAAAAATCTTCAAGCATTGACATATGCTTTCTATCATCTCTAATCTCACCTGTTGAAGCATCATAGACAAGTTTATTTCTATATCTTGCCATAACATCTCTTAAATAGGATTCTGCTTTTACTTTAGGCAAGTTACCTACATCAACATAGAATATTCTTCTTTCAGGTGCTCTTACTATTCTGTAAATAACAATAGCGTCCTCAATCATTCTTAATTGATTGACAGGTTTAATTGCCTTATGTAAATGACCCATAACCATATTTTTAGTTTGGTCAATTACACCAGATGTTACATAGGTTATTGAATCAGCAGAAATTTTTAAACCTGCATTTGAAGTACCACCTGATACTCCTTTTTCATTATAGACAAACCACTCAGCGGTTGTTTCTATAATCTCAACACCTTTGCCTTTTGAATCTCTTTTTCTAGCAACCTCACGAACTTTTTTAATTTTTCGTGGATCAATATATCGTATTTCTGTAAGTCCTTTTCTTGGACTTTTTGGGTCAATAACTTTGTGAAAGTAAATTCGACCATCAATATACCATCTTCTGAATATATCATGTCCTTTTTCATCAAAATTCATCAATCGCATTACTTCGTCAAACTCATCACGAATTTTACTTTTAATGTTTTCTGATATTGCTAATTTGTCTAGTGATACGGATACCGAAGTATCTCTTTCATCCGAAACAATAACCTCATTGATGATATCTTCAACAGCCATATCACATTCTGGGTGTTGAGAAATTTCTCGATATCGTTTAATTAAATCAATATCGTTTTTAGCAGTAACTTCCATATCCATGTATTGGCCAAAGTGTCCGCCAGCAGATATGGTCTGTGTACCGTCATCAGGAGAAGCGACAGTAAACGCTTGTTTCGCTTCTGCCGGTTTCTCCTTATCGTTATTTCTCGTTATTTGGAATCCAAGTAATTCTACCATATTATATTTCCTTATAACTTATTTGTTTATTATGTAGTCGTATCTGTTTCAAAATACTGATATGTTAATGTACAATCAAAAGTTTCAATTTCATTATTTGTAGAATATGATAAAGTAATATCACCTAATATAGTTGGAAATGCACCTCTTAAAGTATAACTTTTTAGAGTAGCACCATTTCTATCCAGGTGGTCAACAAACATATCAACTTGATAGTCAACAGGATTTGTTAATCCTTCGTTGTCTGTCATATTGTTCATGCCATTAAACCATCTTTCAAATGCTGAGTACAATTTAAAATCAGTATTGTTTATTACAGAAATAGTAAACGGACTGAAGGTTCTATCCCCAGCAAGATTAAGTACACGACCTCTAAACGGAACTGCAACTGCAGTAAGTGTTTGTCCTGGTAAAGATGCTGCCGAACATAAGAATGCTAGGTCAGATGTTTCTCCACCAACAGAAGCATAACCAGGAAAAGGCATTGTTACCTTAAACTGATTGGCTCTCGCACCGCCTCCGGATAGTCGAGCTTTAAAATCATTAATATTAGCCATATTTTATTCTCCTTTCTATCTGTTAAGCGCCTGCTACTTCTGAAAAGGCAACGCCTGTTCGAGTAGCAATAAAGTTAAGTTGGATGAAGTTAATAGAACGAGCAGGTTTGATAAAGATATCAGCCCTAAATTCATTTCTATCAATTACATCGCCTGTATTGTTTGAATCATCACAAACAACACTAAAGTCCGTAATACCTCTACGACCTTGAACATCTCTCAAAAATGGTTCTGTAAGATTTCTAAATTGAGCTCTTGTAAATTCATCATTGAACTCAAAGAGTTGAAATTTAGCAGCTGTAGATATTGCTTTTTCT